TTGGTGTGGAGTATGTACCTGGGAGCAGATACAGCAAAACAATTGGAGGCGGCTTCATGGCTTTCCTATGAAGCGAAATAAGCATGGAAGATATGTGTAAATATTGTTCTGGTTGGAATGATTATCGAGGAAGATGTGAAGCACCATTCTGGTGTCCAGACAAAGAGAGGGAGAACAGGGGTTATGATAACCGAGGAAATGATACCGAGGATTGAGCAGGCGTTTGGATTCCCATTGTATGACTGGCAGAAAGATTATCTACTTGGAAATCCTTGCAATTTTCCATCTGAGTATCAGCGGAATGTAGGGAAGACATTTATCTATTGTGTTAAGATTCTACTATCTGATGGTGAGCCGATACCGTATAAGAGGTTGGAATTTGCGAAGTTTGCAGACTTCCCCAAATGGGGATTGGGGCCAAGGTATTCTTTGTGGTTTGCGGATTATATGAAGGAAATCAACGATAAACTGGTGGAAGCAGGATTTGAAACGAGGGTTGTGAGATGAAACACGTTAATGAATTTTATACATGTGACCGTTGTGGAAAGAAAATAAAGGAGGTCCCAGAAAATACATTTAGAAGAATAGTATTTCCAGGTGTCATCCATAGGGTAATCGATACAAGGATTAAAACATTTTCAACAGAACCTATGGTTATGAATCAAGAATCAGAAATACAAAAAATTAATGAGCATTTGCTGGTAGAATCGCTTAAATTAACTTATTGTTATAATTCTAAGGAAGGTGATTACCATTTGTGCCCGGATTGTAGAAAAGCATTTGAACTTTTTATGACGAATGAATTATGAGTAATGGTGAATT